CAAGCTCAACAAACTGGTTGCCTTGGCACCGGGGAGTGCTGCCGAAGCATTGCGTGAAACTAGCTTAGAGATCTTCGAGCAGTCCGTAGCTGATACTCCGGTAGACACAGGTCAATTGCGTGAGTCGGCTACTCTTATGTGGGATACTGGTGCAACCTTTACGCCTGTGGATATCCAAAAAGGCGATAGGATTATTGGGACATATGCAGTGCGGGGCGATACAGGGGATGTGATTGCTACAGGCAGCAAAGACGGTTCGATTAATGTGGAAAATGAATCTAGTGTGCCTAACACCCAGTCCCCAGCTGTGATAATAGAGTACCCGATGCCGTATTCTGCTGCACAGCACGAGCACATTGAGTATGCACATCCCAAGGGTGGCAAGGCAAAGTATCTAGAGGATGCTGTCAAAATGAAATCTGGCGATCTTGAGCAACGCATTAAAGATGAGTTGGGGGAGATGGTTACATCTCTCTAAAGAGTAGGTGGTGACATGAACCCTTCCTCTTTGGATATTAGTGGACTGTTGGTTCAGAAGGGGATTGGCGTTTTCGGCTTTGGTGATTGGCAAATTACTCAGGGCATGATGCCCCCCGATGCACCAGACAGACGCATAGCAATATACGACACAAAGGGGTTTACGCCTAATCCCAAATGGAATGTAGATTACCCAATGGTCATGGTGCATGTGCGTGGTTCTCCTGTTGATTATTTGGCGGCATGGCAGAAGGCAGTAGAGATTAAGAATGCTTTACTTGGCATGCCAACTCAAGAGATCAATGGGACTCACTACGGCGGCATTATGATGCTGGGTGATATAGGCGACATAGGGCGGGACGAAAACAAGCGTCCCGTTTTTTCATTGAATTTCCGCTTGATGCGTGAAGGCACAGGCGGTTATCGGGAGTGATTTAGATGGCGGCCAAGGCAGGATATGGTGGTAAGGTCATGGTCGGAACCAAAGAGGTCGGTTGGGTCAAGGACTGGTCTGCTGACTTGTCTCGCGACACCATAGAGACGACCCATATGAACGATGGCCAAGGTGGTTGGCGCACCTATATCTATGGATTGGGCAGCGGAACCGTCTCCATAACTGTTGGTTGGGACATGGAAGACACGTCCAAAACCGGGCAGAAGGCACTGCAAGATGCTTGGTTTAATGCTGAACCAGTAACGATAGATGAGTATGTTGATGACACCAACTTCTATCGTTCCACAGTGCTGATTACAGGCGTAAGCCCTGCTGCATCTGTTGACGGGCTTGTAGAGTGTTCGTTTACTGGCCAAATTAGCGGCAAGCCCAAGTATAACGCTGTATAGTGGTGGTGTAAAGTATGGCTGCACCTCTTAGGGGATACGAAGCATCTCTATACCTGATTGACCTAACAGCTACAAATTTGTCGTTGTTTGCTGCTAATACTCCAATGGCACGTGCTGATGACACATGGCAAGTATACTATGCTGTTAACCGTTCTAACCGATGGTGGCACCCTGACACGGATGTGGTTGTGACTGTCACTGGCATGATAGATGTTCCTGATTATACTGTTTGTCATGCTGGTGGTCTTGTGCGGTTTGCCGAACCATTAGAGGCACAAGCAGTCGTGACTGCAAGCGTGTGGGCATTGCCTATTCCTAGCAAGGTTGGTGGCGCACATAGCTGGAGCCTTGACGCTACCGCCGATACGCATGACGTGACATGTTGGGACAACCAAGATGGATGGCGAGAATACATCTCTGTCATGCGTGGAGGAACGGCATCTTTCGAGAAATGGTGGCGAGACCCGTTCTTCATCGACGTTATTCAGCAGACCACAGTCTTGGGTTTAGAGATGCGTGGCAACGATGAGTACATTTACTATGCGTACGGACAATTGACAAGCGACAGTGTGAGTGCTGCTATAGAAGGAGTAGTGGAGGAGTCGCTGTCAGCACAGATCACAGGTGCAATTGGATATGTTGCTGCTCTGGCTGAACAAGATGTTTAACAGAATGACAGATGATTTGCCTGAAGGAAGGAGAAGTGTAGTTTGAGCATAGCAGAACGCATTTTGAATGCTGATGACCTTAGGAGAGAGGTCCTCCACATAGAGGAGTGGGGCGTTGATGTCCTCGTAATCAGCATGACTGCGCGTGAACGTGGTAGCACAGAGGACTATATCCGCAAAAAGGGTGGCGAAAAAGCCAAGTCAGAGGAGCTATATGCTGACCTCTGTATTATGGCTGCACGTGACCCTGTGACCGAAGAGCTTATCTTCCAGAAGTCTCATCGAGATAGGCTAGCGCAGAAGAACGCAAAGCCTGTTTGTGACATTGTGCTGGCATGGATGCGTCTATCTGGCATGGCTGAGGATGCTGTGGAGAAAGCAGCAAAAAACTCAGAGACAGCGGACGACTAGCATGGTTTCAGATAGCCCATGAATTGGGCATGACCGTCCGCGAATTAGAAGAGAAGCTTGGTAGCTCTGAAGAGTTTACCGAGTGGATAGCATACTTCAAAATCCTCAATGAAGAAATGGAAAAGCAACGAAAGAAGAGTGCGCCGCCTCGCCGTTAGGTGGCGCATGTCTCTTTGAAAGGAAGGTGATCGGCGGGTGGATTTAGGTAGCATTATTATCAGAATACAAGCCGATACTTCCGGTTTGCGAGAGATAGAACAGGCGGCTAGCAGGATATCTGCTTCACTTGAGAACCTCGTCAAGTCTTTGGACACATTAACACAAGCGGTTGAGCGCAACACTGCTGCAATCAACAAGAGTATGGGCGACATGGCAAACAATACGTCACAACAGGCGAAGGAAACATCGCAACGCATTGAAGAGATATCAAAGAGCCTGTTTACAGTGAGTGAATCAGCTAAACAAAGTGGTAAGGCGATGACCGATGCCTTTGAAGGGTTTTCTAGTGAAGGCATACGTCAATCGCGTTTGGCCATGACTGGTTTAGAGCGATTCCAATTCGGTGTACGCGATGCATTCTCATCCATTAGGGACGACGCTACAAATACAGCAGGTTTTGTGCGCAGACTATTTACTGACGTTGATTTCCGCAGGGAGTTTGTTGGCAAGATACAAGCTGGGATGCATGAAGCATCGCAATCGCTTCGCAAGATGGGTGCCGAGATAACGCGTATGGGCAGGGCGTGGTCTAAGACTCTTACTGCCCCCCTTGTCCTATTGGGCACAGCTGCCTTTGAAGCTGCACGACAAGTTGATGCTGCGCTAAACATCATAGCTATTCGCACAGGCGAAACAGGATACACGTTAGCTGGTCTACAGGGTTCATTCCGCGAAGTCGGAAAAGGTAGCGCATCTAGCCTTGTTGATGTTGGTAAGGTGATGGCAGAACTGCATCGTAGACTAAAGATCGAGGGCACTGACCTTGAGGGCTTGTCTGCCAAAATGCTTGATGCATCTCGCATGATGGATGAGTCGGCACAGGAGTCAGCTGTAACGTTTTCACAGATGGCGCGTTACTGGACACTAGGTGCAGACGAATACGATCATGCGCTAGAAAAGATGTTCTATGCTTCGCAGCAGTCTGGCTTGGGACTCGTGAGGCTTCAGATGACAATGACTGAGCTTGGGCCTTTGCTGAAAGTCTTAGGCTATGACTTTGACCAAGCGACAGCTTTCATTACCCAAATGTACGAAGCGGGCATGGAGATAGATCAGTTGTCGTATGCTCTCCGAAGCGCATTTAAGGTCTTGCAAGAGAAGGGGCTAGATCCCAAAGCTCATTTTGGCGTATTTGTCCAAGGCATCAAGGATGCTACTGACGAAATGGAAGCCCTGACACTGGCAACCGAAATCTTCGGTTCCGGAATGTTTGGTGGTCGTGCTGCGGCTGTGATGTCTGATGCAATACGCAAAGGCACTTTGGATCTAGATGATACAGTAGACCAACTGCGCAAGGTTGAAGACGCTATTGGTAGGGCTAGAGCTGAATCATGGCGTTGGGATCAGGAATGGGCAAGATTTAAGAATCAGATTGCTATTACTCTTGAGCCTCTAGGCCGCACTCTAATGGATATATCCAAAGGGCCATTGGCAACGTTTCTTGAGAAGCTGCAACAAGGTGTAGACGCATTTAATAGCCTCGAACCATCCAAGCAAGAAGCATTGGCAAAAAGCTTGTCGGCTATTGCTGTTGCTGGCCCTGGATTGTTGCTTGCTGGGGCGGCGGTAGGGCTTATCTCTAGTCTTCTTACACCGCAAGGGGCTATTGCTGCTGGCATTGTTGGTATTGGGTTGGCAATCTTGTGGCTTGCTACAACATCTGACGAATCAGCAGAACGCATCAAAGCTACCTTTACCTCTTTGGCCAAGTCTTTGGAGATATCATGGCTTAGTGTATCATGGGCCATGCTGTGGGGGCCATCCAAGCTTGGGCTACTGACTGAGCATTTTGATTGGGTAGACCAACGCATCAAAACCCTTAACAAAGATCTCACCAAGAGTGTAGCGGTCATGAAGGGCCTTGCCATCCCGGATGAGACGATACAGGCGTTTGTAAAGGGTGCACCACAAGACATCATGAAGGCGTTGGAGCAAGAGCCAACATTTAAGATTGCTGTTGGAAAAGCATGGGGACAGACTGAAGCAGTCTTGCAAGAAGCAGGTGTGTCATTACCAGACGAGGTTACAGACATCGTAACCTTGCTTGAGCGCATAGAACAACAGTCTGTCGAGACTGCCAAGAGCAAAAAGGGCGTGGGTGTAGCCGAGCCAAGCTTTGTACCCGGTCAGGCACTACGCAGTACACCACTAGAGAAGTACGATGAAGTGAAATCGAACGTAGCTGATCCCAGGACAGCAGTAGAGGGTTCGCCCGCTCAGCTAATCTCCAAACTGAGAGCGCATGGGCTTAAGTCTCAGTATGGCCCTTCCTTAACGGAAGCCCTGGCATCCACGGATAAAGGGGTAGTGTTATTCAACGAGCTAAAACCATATCTTAGTTTCGATGAAGAAGAGTTATGGCATAAGGCCATGGCTGGAATGGATAGCTTGCGTAGGGATAAAGGCTATAAGACTGACCCTAAGCTTATGGGCAGATTCAAAACCGTCTTGGCATATCTACTTCGCATATCGCCACTAGTAGAAACAGTTGAAGAAATGATGAGAGTGCTTGATATTGAGTTTCCTGGCTACACCCCTACTACTGGAGCATTGCCGACTGCTATTATTGGTCCCAACATGCTTGCTCAGGCAGCTGGCTACACCCCTACTACTGGAGCATTGCCGACTGCTATTATTGGTCCCAACATGCTTGCTCAGGCAGCTGGTGGCATAGGGGCCGGGCAGTGGATGCCGCAAGGAATTCAGATCGCATCCTCCTTTGCTACTGACGCACCCCTGCCGATGCTTGATGCAGATATGCCGTTACCGCTGTTCGATACTGAGTCTGTGCAGGACAAGGCTGACACCATGAACCAGATAGTAGATGCAGCACAGCAAGAGCTTGAGCGGCAGTATTCTCACAACCTACGCGTCCTTCGCGACATCACTGACACGTACTGGTGGCAGACCGCAACTATCCCCGGCGGTGCTATGCACATGGCTACTGAGGACGTTTTGAACTCTGTAGACAATATGGTTGTATCGCTTGATGCAGTTCAGCTTGGGCAATTGGCAGATTGGGCAGACTTCTATGCATTTGATATGGCTTCAATTGAGCAGGATTCGCTTGTGGCAATGTGGCAGCAACTTCCCGAAGAGCTGAAACAGCTTAATATTGGCTATTTGCGTGATTGGGTAGAGTTTTACAACCTTGATATGGCAGCAACCGAACAGTATGAGCTAGTTGTTATGTGGCATCGTTTACCAGATGAACTCAGGCAGTTGAATATTGAGCATCTGTGCGATTGGGCAGACTTCTATGCGTTAGATGCCGCTGCTGCCGAACAAGCAAAGCTAGAGGGAACATGGCTTGGGCTTAAAACAAAACTCGAAACCATATGGGGCAACATAGGCGCTTCGCTTGAAGTCATGGGCGTCAACTGGACAACACTGCAAAAGCAAATTGACACTGATCTGCGGAGCGAGTTGGACAAAACGCTTAATGAGATGGTAGAAGACCTTTCTGAAGGCTCGTTCAATATGCAGAGCGTGTGGAAGTTTCTTGGCATCAACCTTATTACACAATCTAAGAAGGATTTCAAGACGCTAGATGAAATAGCTCAGTCCGGCTTGAAGGACATGAAAGCGGCTTTCAATACGTTTGCTCATGAAGCACTACATATCTGGATTACTGGTGAAGGCGACATCAAGGCAACATTCTTGAAGTTCATGGGAAACATGTTGGCTATCGTAATTCAGACAGCTATATCCACTGCGTTGGCAGGCAAAACCTTGTCTCAGGTATTGAAGTGGATGTGGACACCATGGGGTGCAGTTGCAATAGCAGGGGCACTCATAGCACTGTCCGAAATCCAGGCATCGTATAAGAAGCAGATGTCCGAAGCTACTGCAATGGCCACAGGAGGCATTGTAACCTCTCCGACGCTGGCCCTCATAGGCGAAGCTGGGCCAGAAGCGGTCATACCGTTGGGTTCGTCAAAGGCTAATGCATACATGGGTTCTGGATATGGCGATATAACCATCAATAACAACATCAAGGTTGACGGCAATATTGATGATCGCAATATGGATGTGTTGGCACGCAAGGTGCAGGAGTCCACAATAGAGTCGCTGAGGCGCATGGGAATCACTCCGCAACGTGCCTACTAAGTTGGTGGCTGGGCTATCCAGCCCCTTTAGAATAGGTGATATTGAGTGTTGTCGTTCCATATACGAGATGGACAAGAGTGGGTTGATTGCACTAAACATGTGCGTATCGGTTCCCTCATGCTGAGCCAAGAGCTGAACAGCCGCACTACTGGGTCGGTTAACTTGCAAGATTTGCCAGACAAGAAGCTACCAATGGATTTAGTCGTAGGGATGCCTGTGTTGATATCGCAGGATATGGGTGAAGGCGATGAATCGTATACCGCTCAGCTTTTTGGCGGTCAAATAGATAAAATTGAGCGTGTCCCGATTGAGGGAACCAAGGCCACTGACTTGCATATAAAGTTAGTTGACTACGCCTGCGTGTTAGACCGCAAGCACTATACTGGAGTTCATACCGAAGCTTTTCCTGGTGATATTCTAAAGAAAATCATTAAGAAGCATCTTGAATCCGAAGGGTTCGCATCTGGCTATTATGAGGTCTTGGAGGATGAAGAACCTGTATGGATCAGCACTGTCCAGCAAGGAGACAAGCCAATATCGGTGAAGTTCTCGTATCTCTCTGTTGCTGATTGTCTGGCAGAGATATGCCGTCGTTCACCGTATAAGTGGTGGATAGACGCAAACAAGGTTATCCACTTCAAAAAACGCGAAACCGAGTTGGCTCCATGGGCACTTACTACGGATGGCGCAGCCTACTCAAAACTGAGAACTGTACGTGAGAGGTCACAGTATCGCAATAGACAGTTTGTGCTTGGTTCCAAGGTAGATGCCGACTCATTGAGTGTTGTGCGGTGGAAGGCTGATAAGGGCAAGCGCGAATACAGGCTACAGGATGGCACTCCATATGCCTTCAGGGTCGTGCTGGATGCTGACGGCAAAGAGGTTGTGTATGGTGTGCCTCCGAGCAAAGGCAACCCTGCAACCGCCGCGTATGATGAGATCAAGAAGATTTCATTGCTTGAGTTGCGTCCGGCTCCTACTGAGGGCGAATGGGCCAAAGAAATGGCTACTGCTGTCAAAGAGGTTGGCAACCCGCAAGAAGCCATGTGGGTATATGAACCAGGAGGCAACTACATTCGTTTGATTGATGGCAAGTTTCTTCCTGACGGCATTGATGACATCATCCTCTACTACATGGGACGGTTCCGTATTCTTGGCATGGCAGAGAACAAAGAGGAGATTGCGTCCCGCAAGGCTGTCGAAGGCGGTACTGGTGTATACGAAGCCGTAGAGGTTAATGAGGCTATTGATAATGCTGGCGTAGCCATAGGCCATGCTGAAGATGTCTTAAAACTTCATGGCAAGATACCTACTATAGTTGAGTTCCAAACGTATAAGCCGGGGCTTAGGGCGGGGCAATCTATTGAGATATCCATCCCGGCAGTTCCTGACCACACAGAGCTGTTCCTTATTGACAGTATCCATATGACAGATATAGAAACAACAGACAAAGACCATCGTGTAAGATTTGAGGTTCGCTGTGTTGGGTCAGAGATTCCCAAGTGGCAGGACTATTACCGTGGCATGATGGAAGAAGAGAAGCTGCCAGAAGGCGACGAGTATGGCCCGTGGTATCGAGGCGTTATTGAGATCGTACGCGTATCTGATGCATGCTATGAATTCCATGAGACATATAGGCCATACAGGATTGCTAGTAAGGATGGTTACTATCAGGACGAAATGAAGTCGTGGCCGGACACCACCATTATCGGAGATGACTTGGATAGTGCAGCCAAGCTTATTGAGCTGCTCTTTGAGACACCATATCCAATGGCGCGTGTGGGATTTTCGGAGGTGAGCGCATGAACAAATCAACTATTCCGGCGCAAAGCGTAGTGCAAACATTGCCGTTTAATGTGGATATTGGCGTGTACGATTACCAGACTGACGAGCTTATTGCTCATCAACACCAACACAATACTGTGCTAGATAGTGGTTTGGAAGCAATCTGGAGATGCTTCACCCAGACAGGGCCTCCGCTTAACAGAATCGCGCTATCTACTGCGCTTGACGGCCCATTGGATGGTGCCTTGCCAAATGAAGTCTTGCGTTCTGATTTATCCAAAGTATCAGTAGATGGGCCAATATTGGTGGCGCAGTTCTATCTTGCATCATCAATGTGCATAGGCAAAACAATTCAATCTGCTCTGTTGCTTGCTGATACTGATCCGTTTGCATTCGTCACTTTAGACGCGCGGATAAAAACCAATGATGAATATTGGGTGATTATATGGAGTTTTCCACTGGAGGCTGTCTAAATGCCTATTAGTGTTTCGCTGCCTGCTGCTGTATTCCCGTCTGCCAATGACGTTGGTGGTGCAGAGCAAAGCATTTTCAATGAAATGCGCCTTAGCGCATGGGCTGGGCATTATAATCATGTTAGGTTCGGATATACAATCTCTCAGGAAGGCACCAACATCAAAATTGAACCCGGTGCAGC